TTTATAATAATACTTTTTACTCTTATTCGACTGTACTTGAGGGTAACACGTTAACACTGGATTTTTTATTTCTGAGTAGATTAAACTCTTGGATTATTACCTTAAAAGATTCAGATCAAAATGTAATGTTGAGTGGAGAGAGGTTGAGTCCCAATACAGCATTATTTGGAGATTATAAGTTAAGTGGTCTAACTGGATCGTTCTACTTTATTCCTAACGCAGATGTAAACCCAGAGGATATGGAGGATAAAGTTAAAAATCCAAAAGACTTTTATTCACTATACTACGTTTATCAATCAGGAGAGTAAGCATGAAGTTTTTTAATAGGGGCTATTTACTACAGATCGGAGATACGGACTCAGGTAAGGGCTTGGCTATTAATGAACTTCAGGTTACTTTTAGTGTAAAGAAGTCTGTAAATAATAAAGAAAAACAAGACACCTGCAAAGTTTCCATAACAAACTTATCAGAAGAGTCCTTGACACACACAGAAACAGCCTTCTCTGTAGCTTCCCTTTTTTGTGGGTATGGCGACGAGTTAGTTAGGTTATTCTACGGTCAAGTAAGTAAGAGTTCTACAGAAAAGAAAGGAACAGATCGCGTTACAACCCTTGAGATAACCCCCTATATTACTGAATTAAAGCACAGGATTATATCGAGTCTTGTCCCTGAAAACGGAACAGTTAGAGATGTTATTGAGTCTATAAGAAAGGACACTTCGATTGCTAAGGGTGTCTACCGTGGGGCTAACTTAGATAATATTATTGTTTATGGGTATCCTATCTCTGGGACACCACATTCGATGCTAGATCAGATATGCAATGATTACAGACTTCAGTGGAAGATTGAAGGTGAGGCTCTATACATAAATGATATAGATAGCTCAGAAAATCCTGCAACCAAAACAGCACCTGTGCTTAACAAAGAGACTGGGTTAATTAATAAACCCTACTTCTTCTCTGGTAGCGAAGCTAAATCTTCAAAGGATGACACCAAAAAGCGAGGAGCTAAGTTTACGGCGCTTCTAAACCCTACAGTACGACCGGGTGGTATTGTTAGGGTGGATTATGATCAAGAGTCTGTTTACTTACGAATTGAAGAAGTAGAGTATCAGGGAGATTTCCGTAATACTAATTGGTACATGCACTGTACTTGTTCTATAAGACAGGAGGTTTAATAAATGAGAGATGCTAATCTCACAACAGTTCTTGAAGATTTCTTCAATTATAAGACTTCTGAAATGTACACTAGCATACCCTGTCGGATTGTTACAGTCCGTAGCAGCCTAAATGATCAGAGGGTTGACGTACAGCCCTTAACGAATAGAGTGTTACCAGATGGTGTTTCAAGAGAACAACCACCAATATTGAATGTACCTGTTATTTTTCCAGCATCCAAGACAGCCGCTATGACGTTCCCTGTCGATGTTGGAGACACAGTGCTGTGTGTGTTCAGCCAAAGATCAACAGATGGTTTTAAGGCATCCTCAGGAGCTTCTACGTACATAGCTCAAGATAAGCGCAGATTTAGTATTCGAGATGCTATAGCAATACCCGGCCTTTTTCCTTTCGAGACTGCAGTTAATAACCCAGCCAAACGAAAGTGGACCCACTCGACTAGAGACCTTGTTCTTGTTAATAACATAGGTAAAGAAACAGAGTGCGAGTTTAGGTTAAAAGACAATGGCAATATAGAAATGAAAACAGATCAAGATTTCTATGCCACATTTAAGAATGGTTTGATTGAGTGTAATAATCTTACGGTAAACGCTGCAGGTAACTTTACTGTTACCGCCGGGGATTCAATTTCGATGACTGCTGCAAACGACTTAAACTTACAAGCAACTAACTGGAGTGCAGATATCTCTGGGGCTACAAATATAAAATCTCCCACGACTAACTGGACTGGTATTTTTAATCTAGCTGGCACACTTTCAATGACTGGCGGGGCCGGGGGTGGAGGAACAGCCACTATTGATGCGCCGCTAACAATTAATAATAGTGTTACTGTAGTAGGATCTGATGTAACCGCCGACGGTATTGGTCTTAAGTCGCACAGTCACAGCAACCCAGAGGGTGGAAACGTAGGGCCATCTACGGGATAAGGAGAGTAAAGATGGATATTCTTTTAGATGAAGTTACGCATGATGCCATATTTTTAAATGGAAGCACACCAGTAACCCCAACAGTATCTGAAGGTCTAAAACAAAGACTAAAAATAAAACTTTTGACTTTTATGGGCGAGTGGTTCTTAGATACAAACTACGGTACACCCTACTTTCAACAAATAGTTGGGAAGAATCGTTCTAAAGGCACACTTGATATTATATTTCGTCAAATAGTAGCTGCAGATAATGATGTTGTTACTATTGTGAAGTTTCAATCAGAACTTTCTATCAATCGCGTATACTCTCTTAACTTTTCGGTAAAGGGGCGTGATGGTACAACCGTAGAAATTAAAGAATTAGAGGTAGGTGTATAATGGCTGGCTTAACAGATCAAGGCCTTGAGATTAAGAGGCTAACAGAAATACGAGAAGAGTTGAGAGCAGAGGCTGGTACTTTATTTAATGATATTTTGCCGGAAGGTGATATCTTAGATACGAGCTCCGCATCTACTCTTGGTCGTTTAATCGGCCTTGTAACACCCTCACAGTCAGACATCTGGGAAGCTATCCAACAAGTCTATTCTGCCTTTGACCCAAACGCAGCATCAGGTGTCGCGTTAGATAATCTTGTAGCTCTTTCCGGTATAGTTCGAAAAGGCGCAGTTGCTACCACAGCTAGGGTTCTACTTGAAGGTGACTATAATCTTGTAATACCTGAAAGCAGTTTAGTAAGTTCTAGCTTTACAAACAATCGTTTTTCTATTTCATCGGATATAACTTTAGATGAAAATAACGTTGTAGGTTTTTCTTGTAAAGTTCAGACCGTTCAAAACTCAACACTCTACACTGTTGTTTACAAAGATAGTACCAATAACGTTGACTTATCTTATACCTCTAGTTCAACAGCAACAGAGGTAGACATACTTCAAGGTTTAGCTGACTCCATCAACGATAACTATGGAACCTTGCTTACAGCAACTGTTGAAGCAGACACCCTAAAAATAGTCTCAGATGATTTGGTAACACAGACAAGTTACGAGTTGTCAAGTAACCTATACTTCTTTGGTGTAACAAAAACTATTACCTCTATTTGTACAGAGGTCGGCCCAATAAGCCAAAACCCACGAACTATAAATACAATATCTACGCCAATTTTTGGTTGGAACTCTGTTGTTCAACCCCTAAGGTCTGTTGTTGGTTCTAATAGAGAGACTGATGCTGTATTAAGACAAAGATTTTCTGATGGTAAGTTTACAAGAGGCTCTAATATTATTGAAGCACTCTACTCAGACCTTGTATCCCTTGACGGTGTTCAGGAAACCGTAATCTACGAAAATATTACAGACGTCGTAGATAGTCGAGGTATTCCACCGCACTCCTTCATGGTTCTTGTTCGTGGTGGCCTTGAAAAAGAAATTGCAGAGTTAATCTGGGCAAACAGACCGGCTGGTATTAGAACTCATGGAAATACTTTCTTTCTTATTACAGATATCTTTGATAACCTAAAGGAAGTTTACTTTCAGAGGCCTAAGTTTGTAGATATTTTTGTGACATTAGACGTTACTGTAGATTCAAATTTTCCGCCAGATGGTGTTGAACAAATAAGGTCAGCCCTTTTTGACTATATTAAATCAAATACCGTTGTAGGTAAAGGTACAACTTACTCTAGGTTGTACACGCCAATAAACTCTGTTGCTGGGCATCAGGTTGACTCACTGTTTCTTGGTTTGTCTGTAAACCCAACAGGAACTGAAAACGTAACCATAGCTTATGACGAACTGGTTAAATTAGAAATAGGCAATATCGAGGTAAATGCGATATGATTAAACAAACACCTATCGCTACCTTTACAGGCGAGATTAACCCCTTTGTGGAGGTGGATTACAAGGCAGAAGTCGTTGAGTTAACTACTGCCCAATTTAAGAAGAGGGTTATCTTTAATAAATATCTAGAGTTACTAATAGCAGGGCAAGTTGATCTGCAACTTGTCTTAAAAGACCTGATGCAAAATCGAAGTTTAGATTCCGCTAAAGGTGCTCAACTAGATATTATTGGAAGAATCGTTGGTCAGCCTAGACAACTATTTGATAGTGTTATCATTAGATACTTCGGATTCTCTGGAGCAACTGGTGCGTCACCATATAAGTCTGCAGCTAATACAACAAGAACTTTCGGGCCTTGGAAAAGTGTTAAAGACTCTTTGCTTGGTTTTCGTGAATTAAACGACGAAGAGTATAGAAGACTTATTAGGCTTAAGATAATAAAAAATACATCTAGCGCAACTATAACAGCATTTAATGACGCTGTTAGGATACTCTTTGGTGTGGACAATATTGATTACCAAGAGGATGTACCTCCAGAGTATCTAGAGAGTGGTGCGGCGATAACAATAAGCCTAGGTCGTGATTACAACGACCCACAAAAAGCAGCATTTCCCGGTTTGGATGAAATAACCTTGGCACAAAGATTCTTAAATAAACCCCTAGGTGTCGCCATTTACTATCAAGACCCTCTAACATTCTTTGCAGACTTTGTTTCTCAAAGATATCAACAGTTTATTTTTGGGTCTGATGATAGATTAACTTCAGTTACTTTTGATACTATGTTTACATTTACCCGACCATCTACAGAAACCTACGTAGGCTCTACCGGAGATACAGAGACAGCAGCAATAGATGAACCTAGGTTTGGTTATACCATCGGTACGCTAGAGCCTGTAGGCCTTCTAATAGGTTCTGACGAGGTATTGACGCATACTTGGGGTTTAGAGTTAAATGACTCTCAAGGAACTCTAAGAGTAGCACTTGAAAGTTACAACACAAACGCTACCGAAGTTTCTATGGTTCTTGAAGGCACTGGCTTTAAGATGGTTCTGTTTAGACAAGATACCTATTGGAAACTTAGAATAGAAGAGGGTGCCTCAGACAGTTACGAAATGGTTACTCTAGCTACAGACGACAATATTATTGTTAACATATCTTACACACCAAACGGCGTTTACTTCCTTGTTGACTCCAGTGAAAGATTCTTACCTTTTGAGTTTGTCTATGGCGCAACCAACCTTAGGGGCTTTGATATGGTATTTGGTGGAGACTTTGTAACTAACTCTGGAGTAACTTATGACCATTTCAACGGTACTATAAAAAGCATAGCCTATTTAAGACCCTACATAGGTAAGAACGAGAAAGCCGTTGTAGATGGAATGCAAATAACAACGGAAGACTATGAAAGAATTCTTAATGAATTTGGTGAGTCTTTAATAACATAATTTGAGGTAGTAGAGAAATGGCTGACGATACAGTAAGAATTAGTGAGCTACCCGGCGCTGATGTTTTAAGTGGAATAGAGCTAGTTCCCCTAGTAAAAGATGGCGTCACTAGCACAAGGTCTGTACAAAACATTGTACAAGAGGGTGGTCTAGCAGCACACGAAATAGCTTCCGATCCTCACGATCAATATGCACTTAGGGTTATAAATAACCTAGTAGCAACAACAAACCCAGCGGTAAGCAACGACTCGACAGAGGGTTACGAGGTTTTATCTCGCTGGGTTAACGTATCTACTGCCGAGATTTGGGTGTGTCTTGATGCATCTGTAGGTGCCGCTGAATGGCAAATAGCTACTCTTACTATAGATGACCTAGGTTCCGCAGCACTTGCTAACGTAGGCGCTGGTAACGGACTTGACGCTGATCTTTTAGATGGGCTTCAAGGGGCAGACTATTGGACTGAGGTGGAGCAAGCTAACAAGCAATTAAGGGAAGACCTGCTCAAACAAGCCACGTTGTCACTGGACTTTGCCAACAACAAATACGAAGTGTATGAAGGGCCGGTCAACAGTCTGACGCAAATGCCTTTCAACGAGGCGTTGGACTTCACTCGTGGTTCTGCTGCAATAGCGCAGACAGCCACTCGAAACTACGTCACTGTGCTTACAGATCAGCAGAGGCTTGTGGGCAACCGTGAGGGGTTGCTGATTGAGAAAGCTAGGACAAACTTGCTGAGTTATCCGAGGCGGTTTGATAATGCTTATTGGGCTACGATAGGGGATTTAATATTTTTTCCATGCGCTGCTGTAGCTCCAGACGGAAGTAATACTGCAACATTAATCAACACGCAGAGTGGAACAGGTTTTATATACCAAGATGTTGCTATATCGGAAACTGATACCGTTGCTTCTGCCTATGTAAAAGGGATTGCGGGCGAAACAGTTAAGATAGAAACTAGGGCTGTTAACAACTCCGTTGTACAGCAATCACAATTTACTTTTACGGGGGAGTGGCAGAGGGTTGACAACAATAACAAAACAATTTATTGGGGCACACAAACAGATGCAATGACTCGTTTTTCGATACGAATCGACGGGACAAATACGGCAACTATATTTTACCTTTGGCACGCCCAACTAGAAGAAGGCTCATTCCCAACATCTATCATCCCAGACGAAACCACCTTCACCAGTCGGGCATCCACAGCCACTTACATTGACTCTACAGGCACATTACAAACAGCCGCTGTTGACGTGGCTCGTGATGATGCTTACGGGTATGTCGATGGTGTGTTGAAACCTATTGGGTTGTTGCTTGAGGAAGCTAAGACAAATTTGGTTTTGTATTCTGAGCAGTTTGATAACGCAGGGTGGGGTAAAAAGGCCGTAACTGTAACGCCAAACGCTGGCACTGCTCCTAACGGTACTTTGACGGCAGATAAAATAATTCCCTTTGCAACAAATGAAAATCACTTTGTCGCTCAATCAAAGGCTGCCTTGACAGGGGAGGTTTATAGCGGTTCGGTGTATGTAAAAGCTTACGGGTATAACTTTGCAAGGCTTCAGCGTGCAGGCAATAGGACTACTAACTCTACAATTATCATAAATTTAATTAATGGAGAATTTAGTGGTTCTACAGGTGAATTTTTTGTTGAAGAGTTAACTGGCGGGTGGTTTAGAGTTAGTGTTGTTAACACTGTAGATGCTGACGGTTCAGTAGGGCTTTTGATTGGGCCAACTGATTCTTTTGATGGTGATGTACATACAACTGGGGATGGAGTTAAAGGTATTCTTTTATGGGGAGGACAATTTGAAAAATCCTCCTACCCCACAAGCTACATCCCAACACAGGGCACACAAGTAACCCGCGCCGCTGATGTAAGCTCAAGCCCACAAGTAACAAGGGCGGCTGATAATTGTGTGAGGGTGTTGGGGGATGAGTTTAATCATGATG